CTTGTAGATCGTGGCGCTGTCGTAATGCTCGCAAAGTCCGCGCTTGTAGCCGTACGCCCCGCCGAGCATCGCTGCGCACAGTATGGCCACGACGATCACGGGAACCCACGGCGCAAACGGCTTATCTGCCCATGACATTTTCAGTCACCTCCCACCGCCTTCCTGATGTCGTCAGCAATGTCCTTGTTCCAGTGGGGAAAACTGTCCGAGTCGATGTCGAGGTGCTCAAGGTCGTAGACGATCTTCAAAAGCTTGTCGCGGTCTATGGCTCGGTGGTTCCACTTTTTTACCGCATCCTCAATGCCGTAGTACGTCTCGACCTTGGCGCTGCAGTCCCAGCACTCAACGCAAGACACGTCTTCGAGACAGGTGAAGGCTACGTCCTCGCTTCCGCAGAACGGACACGGCTTCATCTTGATACAGTTCATCGCCTTATCTCCCTTTCAAAGCTCTCGATGGCAAGCATTACCAAGGTGAAGCCAGCGAACGCCACGACGCAGATGTCGCGGCAGAACAAACCACCAAGCATCATGACCTCCATGAGAATGTTCACGATGAGGCTCATTGCGTCATGAGCGCCGTTACTCATTCCTGCCTCTCCTGCTCCTCTTCCTTGCCCTTCAGCCAGCGCTTGAAGCTCTTCAGGCAGTCGGGGCAAAGGTCCAGGTCCCTCATTTTCCAGCCTTGCGTGAAAAGGAGGGACCCGTTCAGCCTGATAGGACCTTTTCCGCATCGGTCGCACTTGTACATCCTCATTCGAACACCTCCGCGCCGCATTTGGAGCAGTAATTGAACTCGCCGCTTATGCGGTAGCCTTCGTAATCCTCAACCGTGTTCCCGCACTCTGAGCATTTGAAGCCGTTCTCGCAACCGCTCATCCCCTCGGTTTCGGCGTATATGTTTCGGCAGGTCGGGCGGTCTACCAGTTCAGCCAAGCGCTCGAATATGTCACCCTTGCCAACGGTAGCGCGAATAGCCATAAGGCACATGCGATCGTATAACTCGTCGCTAGGCTTCAACTCGCCTATAGCGGAATCGGTTTCCGACAAATTACGAAGATGGCTAGCTACCTCGCGGCGCTCCTCATTGTTAATGTTCATCGCTTCCTCCTTCAGGGTCGATAAGGTCAGCCAGCCCTTCGAAAACCTCCCTTGGGTTCGGGAAGTCCTCTTCGCCAAGGACAATGAACTGAAGCCTGCCCCACCATTCAGAGAGCGACCCTTCGCCATATGCCGCATCGTGGCGAAGGCTGCTTGCCAAATTGCGGCGTTCTTCATTGCTAATCTTCATCGCTGCACCTCCTTCCCGCTCAAGACATGCAGCACCCATTGGGCGGGCACCATCGCGCAACCGTACACGTATTCGCCGCTCGGTGGCTCGGAAGGGTCGAAGGAAAGCCTGTCGGCGAATGAACCGTCGTCGCCTTCCATGTCGTAGAGGTCGATTCGTCTTGAAAGAGCTCGGCATTCGTCGACAAGCTCTTCGATTGTTTCGGGGTGCTTCTTTTCGCTCGTCATCATCGCTGCATCTCCTCTTCGATGCCCGCGAGCTTCTTGGCTCGCTTCAGCACGTCGAGCATCATCCCTTGGTAGCATTCATCGTGCTTCTGGAATCGGCATCCGTCGCACGTGGTCATACCCAGCTTATCGAGTGGCGCACCTGCGTATTCGCAGGCTATCTTTCTCGCATCCTTTTCCAGCTTCTCCCAACTGTCGGGCGGCTTCGGCTGCTTATGCGTCAGCAGATGTGGGGCGATTGCCTTGCCGGGATGATCACGCGTCACGATGTAGGTTTCGTCAATGTCGAACACGGGCACAAGGCCAGCCACTTCCAGCGGATCATCATTCGTGATTTCGGTACTGATTCCGACGTACCACACCTCGTCGCCTAAGCGAATCGGCACGCCGTCGGCATCGAGCGGGAGCCTCATGCAATCGCCTGGAACCTCGCTTTTCAGACGCTCGATCTCCGCCTTCAGCTCGGCCTTCTCCTTCTCCAACCGCTCGTTCTTGCGCACCATGTCTGGAACAGCGGCGACAACGGTTTGCATGTTCCAAAGCATCCTCTTCATTTCGCTGCAATCATCGAACGCGCTATTCGCCCTTGCCTCAAATTCCTCGTACTTCATCGCTTACCCCTCCGTTTTCATCTCGTCGTAAAGCTCGCCCCACTTGCCAGTGGAGCCGAAGCCGCCATCGCCGCGCTCAGACGGCTCGTCGAAATGACCGACACGCACCAGCTCGGGCGTGACGATCGGCACAATCACCATCTGGGCGATGCGCTCGCCCTCATCGATGGTGACGAAAGTGCCCGTGGCGTTGAACAGCGGGACCAGAACCTCGCCCTGGTAGCCCGGGTCGATCACTGCGACGCCGTTCGTGAGCATCAGGCCCTTCTTCACCGCAAGGCTGCTGCGGGCGAACACCAACCCCACGTATCCGCGCGGGATCTCCCAACGGGTGCCCGTGAAGACCATCCGCGTGGTGCCTGGGGCGATTCGGCATGGGCGGTCGGCCTTCAAGTCTGCCCCCGCATCGTCTGAATGCTGCCTTTCTGGCATCATCTGCTTGATCGCTATTACCTTCACTTCCATGTCTGTCCTTCCTCTATCGCTTCTGCAAGCAATCTCATGTCAACGTCAACAGCCGTAGAGAGGCTCTTCAGCAGCTGAACGTCGACCAAAAGCTCTCCCGAAGCATGCTTGCTGCAGCTGTAGCCCCTGCAAATCTCTGGCCTCGCCTCGTAGACCATGCACTCGCGCTCCCTGCTTAGGTACGGGCACGTCAGGTCGACGATGCCCCTAGGCTCCGGGTGCGGCTTGACGCCGTGGCTGCGGACATAGGCCATAAGGCGCACCCTGTCGGCTGGCGTGAGCGGCAGGAACCTTCCGCAGCACTCGCCGCAGCCGCGGCAGTCCGCCCTGTGCATGTCTGTCACCGGATGGTCGCGAAGCATTTCGGCGAATGCCTTTGCCGCGATTCCCGTGCTCAT